TTTTTAAATCAGACATAATTTGCGCTTTTTCTTCTTCTCGGCTTTTTGTAAGCATGTGCCTTGCATCAAGCCAATCTAAATAATCTTCTACCATGTCATCAACTGGGTTATTTGTATTTCTGCCCTCCGCCATGCCTTGCTGACCAGCTTTTTTATCAGCAACCGCTTTCTTCATAGGCTCTTTCTTGTTGCCATCTTTGTCAATGTCCAAGAAGTCTGGCTTTGCAGCTTCGTTCAGTTGTGAGTATGTGGTCTCAGGTAACTCACGAATAGAGTTAAGTTTTTTGTTTAGGTCGTAGAAAAATGTCATTTTGTTTTATCCTCTTGGGTTGGCACCAGTAGCAGGTCTAGCAGGGCGTTTGATGTTAGTCATGGGGCTCTTGGTGCCCTGTGGCAGTTCGTTTGTGGTCTTGGCTGCTGGCGTCTTACCACCAGCAACAGTAAAGTCTGAACGGTATGCGTTTTTCAGCACAGCATGATCGTACGGACCTGTAGCATAATCTTTCTTGAGTGCTTTCTGTTCAGCATCATCTGCTGGAAAATCAGTGTCAGTTAGCAAATCATGATTTTGATCTTGAATTTTTTCAGCTTCTTGATTTAGACTTTCCTCGTATGGCGTGTTGTTCATCACAATACGATTTGGGTCTAACCCCAACAGTTGACTCAGCTGTTTGATCTGTGGTTCGACTGCAGGGTATTTAAACTCTACGTCTACTATACTCATGGGCTGGTTTGGAAATGCCGGAAAGTCAGCGTTTATCTTACGCACAGGAGTGGTTTTAATGTCAGACATCTTGACAATGTCAAACTGGGCCATCTTGGCTTTGAGATCTCGCACAAAGCCTGCTGGCACATCGCCAACTACCTTGATGCGATATTGGTAAGTGCGTTCGCTTTCGGCGAGGTATTTTGCAAATGTGTTCATATCATTATCCTATCGTATATTTATTCTTTTTCTGCGTTTTGATCTTTACGACTCAGTAAACGCTCCAGTAAATCGTTACGGCTTAGTACAACACCTGTGCCGGGCAACACCCGTGGGTCGTCTTCTTCAACTGTTTTAGCATCAATCACTTGTTGTTGCTGGTCTAGCCGCATCTTCTTCATCTGCAGATCAATCATCTTGAGCTTTTTGTCCAGCTTGGCAGTTTTGGCAGTGATAGCATGCCCCAGCATGCTGGATGCCACATTAAAAATTTCGCTAGCAAATCTTGAGTCAACTTGCATGCCAAGATCCATAAGATCTTTATAGCTGGATTGTGCCATGTTGCTTAACTCATCCATTTCGGTATCTGACGCATCTAGCCCACGCACTGCAGGCAATGCATTGTTAATTTTGTTAATTGTGTCGTCTAGTTCTGCCAGTGATTGCCTATTGGCCGGTAATTCAGGTACAGCCGCATCTACTTCGGCGGCAGTAAGCGGAAGATCAAAAAGTTCTTCGAGTTTTTTCGTCATGCCATATTTATGGCGTTATTTAGAACCGTTTTTAAACATGTCGTCTTCAGTTATGACCCTGAAGGTAATGCCTTGACGTTTGCACCAGGCCTGTGCTGCAGCCCATTTGGCATAGTTGATTGCTACTACAGCACGGTCTTTTGAACTCATTTTTGACTCAACTACGCTTTGTTTTTTGGGTTTAATTTCAATCAGCTCTGCTCGCATAGTATTGTTTCTGGTGCGATAAGTGATCAAGAAGTCTGGCACGTATATGGTCTGTTTGCCAGTTAAAGGATGACGATAAGGTATCTGTATGCTTTCGCTGACCCATTGCAGAATGTGATCGTTGCTGTCACAAAATTTCATAAAACTGAATTCCCAACCGGATCGGTATCTAGGAGCACGAGTGCCCACATACTTGTCTTTGTTAATAACTTGGTATGTGCCTTGTGCCCACTTGCTCATTGTACTACAGCCCGCGCAGCATATTGGTTGCTTTGAACAGGTACTCCTACTCCCAACAGGGTAGCTTTGTTCCGAATGCTGTTGAGGTAATATGCCAGTTGTACATTTAGACTGATTCCTGATTGTCCGCGGAATTGCTCTAACAGAGTCAGTGCAGGTACGCCAGTTTCTTCTGCGACCCTAAACAAACTCACTGTAAAGTTGCCAGCTGCTTGTGCAGTGGTCATTTCTTTGCGAAAGTAACTGTACACAATATCGTATTCTGCTGCAGGAACGTTTACGTCGTACTCGTAAAAACTGTCAAATACCCGTACAGTTTGATCAATATTATAGTTGGTATTGTTTATACTTGACATAACAATTAGTTAGTTGGTGGTGTTATATCAGTTGGAAAAAATCTACCAGCATTGCTCTTTATTCCCTTAGTGATAGCAGCAGTTCCTATTGCAGCCGCTTCGCTCTTGGCAATTGATTTAAGATCTACACCTTTGAACGTGTTTTTGGCAGTCAACGCCTTTTGTGTAGCACCCAGCAGGCCAACAAGTCCGCCACTTTGTAGGTCTTGAAGTATGCCGCTGCCCGCATCCAGTAAGCCGCCTTGTCCAAAAATTGTACGTGTGCTGCCCGGGCGTGCTAGCGAGCTTGGCGTAGTGTCGTAGTGACTAGGATCAGCAAAGCCCTGGACATTAGTATCTGGACGTTGGCTTCCGATAGCACCTGTGTAATACTTGACAGTTTCATAATTAATTGTCATAGTATTTTGCATAATGCCGCCGCCTTCGCTGTAGTCATAAGTGTCGTGATTCCAGCTGGTGATCAGCGGATTAATCAGCACGTACTCAGCAAACTTGTGCTGGTCCATACCGTAAATTCTAATGTCACGAAAGAATGGAGGCTTGCCTGTGTCGCCGCCAACTGTGCGAGTACTAGTGGCATCACGAAACGATTCACCAATATAACCCCAGTCGTTGACTTGTCGATCATCTGAATAGATGTCTCGACTGTTGTAGTCAAACCCAGTTTGTGCGTTCTGGCTTGCGCCAGCACTGCCATTGGTGTTGTTAGGAGAAAGATACTTTTGTGATGGGTCTTTGTAGTAGTAACTGAAGTAGTTGTACCAAAGGTTGCGTACTACATCACCGCCGTCATCATGAAAAGTTAGACCAACAGGTTGGTAGTCAATCTTGGTTTGAATCACTCGTTTACGATTGTACTGATTTAGTGTTTCAGTTTGAATATTAAACTTGGGCAAATCCACAGTTTTGACCACGTAGCTGAGACTAGACACATCACCAGCTGTGACAAATTTATTCAGTGAAGGAATCTGTGTGTTAAGTGTAAAGCTAACATGAAAAAGAAACTTAAAGCGAGGTTTAAGTTCGTATTGATTGGCCGTAAAGGTTTTACTTGCGTGAGTATAGTCACGCAAGTAATTTACATTAGTAAAACCTTTAAGGAAGTCTTGTCCAAAGTTTGACATCAGCTAGCCCTAGTTAGCCAGCACCTGTCACTACGTCGCCAACTGTGCGACCAATTTCTGTACCAACACCAGAACCGTTAGGAGTCTGGTTTGCATTGTCGTAAGCAATGGTCATTTCTACAGTAACAGCTTCGTTTGTACCGTAGTTCAAATCGCCGTAGTTGGCACCTTTGAGGTAGCAACCGTACAATGCCCATGTTTCTAGAACCACTGGCTCGCTTGCGCCATTGCCACCATCTAAAATTTCAATACGTGTTGTGAACTTGTAGTCAATGCCGGAAGCAGCACTGGCCATTTCTAAGAAGTCCATTTGCTTTTGCAACTGTTCGCCAATTAATCGAGCAACTTCGCCCGATGCATCGTCGCGCACTGAGCAAGTAATATCTGCCCAGCTATGACGACCAGCCAACTTCAGTGTTGAGTTGTAGACCGGCAAGCTAATTTCTTCAAAGCTCAAGTTTGGACGTGTAACGCTAACAACTTGTTTAGTAAGTTCAGTAGTGGGCTTAGACACTCCAAGGTTTTCAAAGAAAACCCGGAATCGGTATTTTAGTTTGGGCATTAACAAGCCCTGGATGCCGCCTTCTGCTGCGCTTCCAACTGGGACTGTCATACGCTGTAATGATGAAACTGCCATTTTGTATATCTCCTATATGTTTATTTACCTAAACTGGAGGGGGACAAAATCCCCCTCTGTTTCAGTTAGGCAGCAGTACCTGAAATCTCACCAGTGTTCTTAATACGCAACGGAATGTAGATAAATTCCACTGCTTTGACTGGCTCAATAGCAACGTCTACCCACAACTCGTTACGATCAATGCGTGCTGGTGTGTTGTTGCTGGTGTCACAAACGACCAAGTAGTCGTAGATGGCTCGCTTGGCTACCAGGTCAATCATCAAACTGTTAACCACGTTAGTGATCTCGTTGCGAGTGATTTCATCATTAGGTTCAAACAAGAACAGTTTACCAACTTCTTCAAGTCTGCCACGCAGGAATGCAACCAAACGTGCTACGTTGATACGATCTAGCGCAGTAGTTGTGGCTGTTGAGGTTTTGTTACCAAAGTTAACAATACCAATTCCTGGGATAAACGTGATTGGGTTGACGTTGCGTTCATACAGGATGTCACGAACTGACTGACTTACGCCAATCTGCTGGAACTCACCTGTGGCTGCATTAATGTAACCAATTGCAGTAGCGTTGTCAACAACACCGCGGCGTGTGCCTGCTGGCGCTAACCATGGGTAGCTTACAGCATCGCTGCGTAGAATTGTACGTACCATCATGTGGCTTGGTGGCTGAACCACAGTGTTGCCACCAAGGTCAGTTGTTGTACAACTTGGGTAGAATGCAGCAGCATAGTTGCTGGTTGCATTGTTTCCGTCTTCAGTTGTTAGGCCCAAACCATTGTTGTTGGTTGCCCACTCAACCAAGCTGTTGCCATCGCTGGACAAACGCATTGGGGTATCTGCTACCACAAACAATGTGTTGTTGCGCTCGTTGCTGAGTGCAATCATGTTAGTGGTCAGTTCAGGGTAACCAGGTGCTGCAATAATGTTGAAACCGTTTTGCTCTTCACGTGCAGCAATGCTGGTGTCAATAGCTGACTTCATAGCTCGTACAATCAGCTGACGCTGTGCAAGACGTCCGCTCCACATCGCACCGTCGTTACGGTTGCCGCTGGCAGTTAGCCATGTGCTTTTCTGTGTTGGCAATGTGTCATCAGGGTAGTCAGCTGCATTAAAGTAGTTTGACTGGAAGCTCTTGACGTTGTAGCCGCTGCGGCGTGTGTTAAACAACAACATACCTTGTGGGTACAGAGCAGGATCTAATGCGTCCAGGTCCAAGTAATCGCTAGTCAGTAAACTTTCAATTGTTGGGACAACACCTGCTACAGGATCAGTAGTACCGTTTGGTGCCCAACGAGCATCAGCAAACAAAATACCAGCGTCAGACACTTGATCTGTAGTGTCAATTTCTACCCACTGCTGAACACTGCTTACAGTTTCCCAGCGGTACAGCTTGGGATAGTTTTCTAAGTCACTAGTGTCAATCCACAGATCACCCAATGCCAGTGCTGATTCAGCAGTGTCATTTTGTGTTGTAGGTGCTGCAGCAGCAACAATAGGACCGCTAGCATTGGTCAATGTTAGATCAAATCCGCGAACATCATTAGTGACGTTCTGGTAACCTTGCCATGTACCGTTGTCCTGGATCATGATGTCTGCATCACTTACTGAACTGTAGTACCACAGCCGACCATCAGCTGGGTCTTGATCAGGTTCTACTGCACTTGCTGTGTAAGTAAACAGCGGAGTACTAACCCAGTTGCTTAAAACTATTGCAGCAGCAGCTTGCGAAGACTGACGAACTTTTTGTGTACTAGTAGTAAAACCTGCAGCAGTTACTGGTGTTCCAACTGTGTTAGAAAGAACAATACTTGCACCTGTGCTGCTTGTCAACACAATATTTCCTGCAGAATTCACTGCAGCAGATACGTTAGGTATATTAGCTGCACTAACAGCGTTGATAAAGTCAGCTGCAGTACCAGTGCCGCCAATTGTAGCTGATGCGCTAACAGTTGTTGCGCTTCCAGTTACTGTGGTTCCAATAGTGAAACTATCGCCAACACTAAAAGGTGTGCCTGTGCTGACCACAGCAGTACCAATTACATCAGTTGCGCCAAGTGTAAATCTTTCCAAAAGATCAAAAGACATTGTGGACACCTGTGGAGTAGTGTAACCCAATGAGTTGAATCCCAAATAGGTACTACCGGGAGCAATACTACGACCGCCTCCTGTTGGATCCAATGCTGCGTTTGCAAAAGTATCGCTTTGGTATGCTGGGCAGTTTTGTTCAACAAATGTAGCTAGGCTAATGTTGTAAACATTAATGCTGACATCTAAACCGTTGTTGGCTGTGCTTAGGTTTTGCCATACACTACCAGTTGGTCTACCATTGTCAGTGTCAGATGTTCTCCAACGTGGACTTTGATAGCTGTATCCTGGGAAATATTCAGGTGCTGCGTATTCAATTGTAGAAGAAATGCCCAGCGCAGTCAACAGTGCTGCACCGCCTGTGGGACCAGGTACAATAGAGATAATACCGTTGCTGCTGAGTGTACTTCCGTCGTTGCTTGCGGTAGAGTCAGCGTACAAATACAATTTGCCAGACACAACCCGTGCTGTAACACCAGTAATTGCAGCATTGTTAACTGCTACAGCTAGGCCAGCAACTGTGTTGTCAGGTGAAACTGGTACAGCCACTAAAGCACCGTTGATTTCAATGTTGTTACCATCAGTTAGCGAAGTGGGAGCGTTGGCACTGACCAACGCTGGCCATGCAGTTTTCCAGTCGTTGCTACCTACTTGAACCCAAGTGTTGTCATAGCGTTTGTAGTATCCAATGATATTTTCACCAATGGTACTAATTGCATAATCGCCAATGCTGCCAACTGTTTCAACTGGAGTATTATCTGCAACAGGATCTGACCCATCGCCACCAGCCACTTGAGTTGAATCAGTAATAACCAATGGCACCTT